ATGATTTTGGCTATTATACAGTCGGTGAAAAAATATTTTTTTCTAAAAAAACGAATCGAATATCATTTTAACGATCACATTTTTGACAAATATGATTGGACGCACGAGCCAGAACCTGAAGTTTCTATAGAGGAATTTTATAGAAGAAGAGCTCAGCAAATAAGAGATGAATACGACTACGTCATCCTCCAATATAGCGGAGGACCAGATAGCACTAATATTTTAAAAACTTTTTTAAAAAATAAAATAAAGTTAGATGAAATCGTAAATTTCAACTCTTATAATTCCACATCTGTTGTAGAAGGGACGATTCATAACGCAGATTACGTTTATAATGTTAAACCCATTTTAGAAAAACTCTTAAAAGAAAATACGCAGACTAAGATAACAATTGTAGATGAAATAGAAATGACTAAAAAAATTTGGGATGATCTATATTCCAAAGATTATTATGAGTTATTATTTTCATCTGGGACATTTGCATCTTTTTGGATGATGAGAGGAATATGGGTTAATTATATTCCTCATATATTTGATATGGTATCGTCTGGCAAAAAAGTAAGTGTGGTTATGGGCGTAGATAAACCTACACTTCGCATACATGATAAAAAATATTATACTGTATTCAATGACATTATGTCGTGCGATATAACAATGAGTATGCATAATTGCACTGAGTTAAATCCAACTAACATAATAGAATTTTTTTATCATACCCCAAAGTTTCCTGAGTTAATCATAAAACAAGTTCACCTACTCAAAAAAATAGTAGAAAGATATGAAAGACAAAATGATTTAACACTCTTTGAAAATTTAAATAAGTTTGATAATACAGAATTTAGAACTTCTTTTATTTGTGAATCTAAAATATATTTGAAGAAAAATTTAAGATATGATCTATACCACAAAGCAATATATCCAGATTGGTCACCAAACATTGTCACTCCTAAACCTAGATTTTATGGAAAGAGAAATTCTGACTGCTGGTGGGTTAATAAGTTAGATGAAAAATACGTTAGAATATGGAGCAACGGCGCGTTAAAATATTTAAACTCGTTTTCTCATTTGATCAAAAAAACTTCTTATAATTTTAACAATCAAAAAGTGCTAGACTTTTCTACTTTACCTTTACTGCATAGTAAAAAATATTATATAGAATAAGGTTTATTTTACTTTAAATCTTGAGTAATATATAATACTATATGATCGTTTGAAGTTGACTGAAAGGTGTTTCGGACGGCGGTTCGATTCCGCCCAGGTCCACCAAAAGAATTCTAGTGTAAGATGGAGTCGCTCTCCCATTATTCGGTAGCGCCGATAAAATCTAGAATTCTTTTGATGGGCCTGACGAATCAGCATTTGGTATTAGACTTGAACTTCTTAAAATGGCGAAGGAAATGCTTGAGCATGATTACTTTACCAGAAAAGAAGCAGAGAATCAACTATGGTATCTTAAATGTGAAATGGCAAAAACAAAAGGTGAAGAGTTACCCGAGTCAATGCATATTCCATACCCATCTACAGTAGACATTCTTGCGAAAGCAAAAGAGCTCAATCGCTTTATTAGCGACAGGCAGTAAGATATAAAGGTTTCGATGGGTTCCCTTAATAACCCATCACTAAAAAGGAGATCACTGATGCATCTTATGAAACTTGTTTTCATAAGCATTCTTGGCTACTTTTTCGTGCAGTACTTTCACCTATTAGTTGATCAAAAGTTTGAAGAGGTTAAGGAGAGTAAGCATCCGCCATATGTTACATTGGCACAGCGCGAAAGAGAGCTAGACTGTTTAACGAAAAATATATACTATGAAGCAGGGATAGAACCGTTTGAAGGAAAAGTCGCAGTAGCTCAAGTAACGATCAACAGAACTAAGTCAGGTAAATTTCCAAAAGACATATGTGCAGTTGTATACGAGAGAAACTTAGTATACAATAACTTGATCTGTCAGTTCAGTTGGTATTGTGAAAGTAAAACGAAAGTGAGACCTATTCATGTTGCAACCTATAAAGAATCCGAGGCTGTGGCTAAAAAAGTACTTCTCGAAGGATTCAGACTCGACATCATTAAAGAGGACACATTATACTATCATGCAGACTACGTCAACCCAAGATGGAAAAAACAACGAGTCGCCAAAATCGGAAAGCACATCTTCTACAAAGACTGATTGGTTGAATCGATTCTCTAATATAAAGAGTTCTATCAAACATTTTCTAGAACATAAGCTTCGACCGAGCACAGCTGAGTCAATCGGGTGGATTGGTCTAGTACTCTTATTGGTTTCATTGGTACCTACGTTTCTAGCTATCATGGCGGGTATCACAGATAAGATGCCCGCTATCGATTTAGTTCTATTCATGTGGGGAGCTCTAGTAACTTTCTTTATTCGAGCAGCTATCCTAAGAGACACAGTAGTAGTACTTACAGTTGGTATTGGATTCATGGTCAACGCGGTGTTCATGGCGCTCATACTTTTTAAGTGAGGATTTATGCCTGAGATAATTGAATTTGGTAAACAGAAAATCCACTCTAATGGCTACTTTCCAAGCAAGCCATTGGCAACAATTCATGAGTTTTACTTAACAGGAGAAATAGGTCTAGCTGAAGATTATATCGAGTGGTTTGACGCAATTCGTCATGCTTCTGAAAATGACGCTGTTAAGATTTACATCAACTCATTTGGTGGAGATCTATTTACAGCGATTCAGTTCATGAGAGTTTTAAGTGACACACCTGCTACAGTGATATGCTCGGTTGAAGGTGCGTGCATGTCAGCTGCAACTATGATATTCTTGTGTGCAGATCACTACGAAGTGACTCCTCACTCTGTATTCATGTTCCACAATTACTCGGGTGGTACTTTTGGAAAAGGTGGTGAGATGATCGATCAACTGCAACATGAGCGCAAGTGGTCAGATCGTATGATGCGCGAGATCTATAAGAACTTCATGTCTGATGCCGAGATCAAGTCTATGTTGGATAACAAAGACATTTGGATGGATGGAGAAGAAGTCGTTAAACGATTGCAGGGGCGCATTGAAAAAAGAGAGAAACCTCAGCCAGCGCCTCGTGCTCCCAAGAAAACTAGGACTCCACGCGCTAAAAAATAACGGTGTACAATAAATCGTTAATTTGGTATAATTATAGCATACGGCTGTAGCTCAGTGGACCAGAGCAGTTGGCTTCTACCCAATAGGTCGGGGGTTCGAGTCCCTCCAGCCGTGCCATTTACAATAAATCATCTTTGTGATACAATTATATCATGTCAAATGTACACTTCCAGCGTAAGTTAGTTGCCGACGAGTTATGGGACACCCTGTTCCTCGTCAGTGAAGATTATCCAACCAAGGAGAAAACTAACGAATATCGTACTCTAGAATCCGGTGGTTTCTTCGTTCAAATCTTCAACATGCACCGTATTTTTGTCAATGGCCAAAAGTGTGCATCCATCCGTGAAGCCAAATACGAAATCTGTTCATACATATGATTATCCATCCACACATCCCAAAGCGTAAACCTCGTAAACCAACTGCTGCTCAGCGTCAGCTTGCTTCAGATTGGGAAGCGCTTGTCAAAAAATACGAACCTCAAAAACAAATTCGTCCTACAACTATGCGTTCAAGTCCAAAGCCATACGTTCGTGATACTGGTCCTCGTATTCCTAGTCTAAGCTCTACTGGTCCTGCAGTCGCTGCAGCTAAACCAAGTATGCAGTATACGGGCACTAAGATGATTGGTATTGGCACACTTCACAAGTCAAATGCTGTGCCCGTCTTTAGCGATGAAGAAGCTAAGGATATGGCGCGTATGCGTCGTGGTTAATTTTACTTCGGATTAAAAATGGTATATAATACACCTATGAATCGTAGAAGCGTCGAGTCTGACATCCTTAATGCGTTCATGTTTAATGATCGCGAAAAGATTAAAACGATCTACATTGATCTAATCAATCTTAAGTCTAGGTTAGATCGTTGGTTTAATAAATATTTGGACATGTTTGACGATCGAATGAATTCGTCTGATAGGAATGATCCAGTTTGGAAGCTATATCGTTCTAAGTTCAATCAATATAGTGATGTAACCCATACACTCAAAATTGCGGAATACTACCTTAACAAAAAATGATATTTAAAAACGCCTCATCGTTTTCTCTTCACATCGAAGAGATCGCGCAAAAACACAAGATGTCACATATGGAAGCCGTGCTTAAGTACTGTGAAGACAACTACTTAGAACCCGATGACATCAAGAATCTCATAAACAAGACCTTGAAAGACAAGATTGAGAATGATATGAGGGAAGCTAACATGCTTCCAAGGCAGGCAATACTAGACGTTTAAGGAGGCTATATGAGCGATGACTCCATCAAAGAAAAAAGAAGCAAAAGATTATATGATGAAGAAAATGCTATTAAGAAACAAGTAAAGATAGCTAAACAATACGGTGTCGATAAGAAGTACATAGAACAGCCTCATAGATTTGCTAAGCACCACGTATTAAACTGTGGAGATCCAGGATGTATTCTATGTGCCAATCCTCGTAAGACGTTTAAAGAAAAAACAATACAAGAAAAGAGAATGTTCCAATCTAAACTTCAAGATGAATAGACGAACATAATGGAAGATGAATCGTTTCTTATAAACTATTCTGCAATATGCGACGATAATAACTTGCTGCCTCTTACGCGAAGACTTGCAGCCAGTGTTCAAAAATCAATGTATTTTCCAACTGGCGATTTCATAAAGAGTATAAGCGATGATGAACTTAGCGATTTAATTCACATCTTTGAAGTTGGCGACGATCATACTAATTTTTCAGATCTGATGTTAATATCAGGGATGCTTTCACTTGCAGAAGGATCATATTGTGCTTCCATAGATGACTTTTCACGTGCTACAAATATGTTTGGTCTTTTCTTAAGGTGTGAATCGCTGTATCGTAAAGGACTTATCAAAATTTATTATGAAAACATGTCATTTGGTGATGACATGATGGATAAAGTTATAGCAGAAAACCTTGATGATTGATGCATTTCAAACCTACAAATATTTCATGGCGATTAAACTTCACTTGACAACTGATCGTTATGATGTTTTCGAATCTAATGGTCGAGTTTCATGTTCTCGATCAACTTTTGAAAAGAGGAATGACAAGTTTCTCTTTTATAAGATTGGATCTAAATTTAGTATACCTAGAGATCTAATCGAGTATTTCGTCGCTAATATTGGCTATGGTAATACTTCAGTGATATATTCTTCAGAGTCAGACGAATACTATAACACTTGGCGAACTCGCAAAGAGTCTCGCACTTCTCTGTTTAAAACCCAACTAGCACAGATATACAACCACCTCGAATTCAATCGTAAGACGTATGACGACTTATACAACATAAAGGACAATGTACCAGAGTTGTTGAGTCTTTACGTTGGTGGACATGTGCATTTGGAAACAATGGTCATACTGAATGATTTTGAAGATTATCTGTCTAAGTGGAAACCTCTTCACATGATATGGAGTGATCAGTTCCGTGTCTTAGAAAAGATAAAAAAATTTGTAAAGTATGACCAAGATAAGTTACAATCTATCTATAACCAATATAAGGAATCACTAAAAGAGATTTAATATGGGACGTACAATCACACGATATCGCGACGATGACGACGATGGAGGTAGAAGAAAATCATCAAAGAGTGCTAAACATTCACGAAACATCCCTGGAAAGGGAATGCGCGTTATAAATAGCTGGTCAGAGGAAGATAATTCTGATGATTTTGATTATGAATACGACGCTAATACTACGCAAACACAACGTTATAAAGGAAATACAAATGGATATTAATACACTCCGTAAAATGCGCAACTCAGACTTTGGCAAGATCTCTTCTGAATTCGAAAAGATCGCAAATCCTGATACAAAGTCTTATCAAGACAACCGATTCTGGAAACTTGAACCAGATAAAGCTGGCAACGGTTCAGCGACTATTCGATTCCTTCCTCGCGCAGAAGGTGACGAACTTCCTTGGGTTAAACTCTTTTCTCACGGATTCCAAGGTCCGACTGGAAAATGGTACATCGAAAATTCTCTCACTACAATTGGTGAGAACGACCCAGTTGGTGAACTAAACTCCCGTCTTTGGAATACTGGAAACGAAGCAGATAAAGAAACTGCACGTAAACAAAAGCGCAAGCTTTCATATGTTGCAAATGTTCTTGTTGTCTCTGACCCTAAACATCCCGAAAACGAAGGTAAGGTATTCCTCTTCAAATTTGGCAAGAAGATCTTTGACAAGATCATGGACAAAGCACGTCCCACTTTTGAAGATGAAACACCTGTAAACGTATTCGACCTTTGGGAAGGTGCAGACTTCAAACTTCGTATGCGTAAGGTTGATGGTTATCCTAACTACGATCAGTCTACATTCCTTGAGCCAAGTGTTATCACCGAAGACGAAGAAAAACTTTTGTCTATCGTGAATTCACAGCACAAGCTAAGTGAATTTCTTGATCGCAAGAACTTTAAGACTTACGAAGAATTGTCACGTAAGTTGGCTTCTGTTCTCGATGCTGGTGGTTCTTCAACTCCTACAGCAGCTTCAATCGCTGAGGACGAACCACAACAAGTAAAAGCTGTGTCTAAGTCGAAAGTCACTATTTCTCAAGATGACGACGACGAAGAAGCAATGAGTTACTTTAAGAAAATTGCTATGGAAGAGTGAAGCATCCACGTAAGTGTGGATACGAGGAGAGCTTAGCTCTCCTTTTTATTTGGAGACTTGTATGGAAGACGGTAAAACTATATTATATTATGTCTATAAGGATAATAAGAAAATCGGTGAGTTCAAGGTGTTGTCTTTAGGGATCCAACATATCAAGAGAGTGTGTGATATGAACAACTGGAATATTTCAGACTACGAAATAAGACAAATAAGCGATGGTGTCGTCGTTTGGAAAGGATAGTTACCAACCAACGCGATCATACATGTAGCGATCATATGTTGAATCATTATTTCTTATAGGTGCTTCTATTCTTGCAACTTGTGTTTGACTGTTATTAACATTATTAATTGCAGGAGCAACAACAGTAGTAACACCACCAGCTTTATTTTCGCGAAGAGCATTAACTTGATTAGTTCCAGATGTTACTAAGTCAGAATTATTTGGTCTATAAGCATTAATTTCTTCGGGACTAATAATTTGATTATTAGATCCTTTGTTGCCAGACATTAGGAACTTAGTAGCTTGTACAACTTTAGCAGACTCTGCATCCTGTTTATCCTGTTGAGATTTAGTGATATCTCCTACTACACCATCAACCATTTGTGTCATATTTTTACCGAAAGGATACCAAGGGCCAAACTTAAATTCTTTCCCTCCTAATCCTGGTATCCATTTTGGCGCAGTAAATCCGAATCCAGGTATTTCAAATCCTTTGAGAGAACTGAAGAAGTCCTTTACTTTTTGAACAATACTTTTGAATGTTTCAATAGGACTAAACACCATCTTCATAAAATCTTTGAACATTTCTTCTAGGTTAAAAGACTTAAGTTTTGCTTCAGCATTTTCAAATCCAAAGAATCCCAACACCCACGCTATAGCGTCTTTGATCATGTTTATTGGACCAAATATCAGTGAGTTGAAGAATCCTGTTATTGCTCCTCTAATTCCTCCAATTATTCCTTCTTCCTCGTAACCTTCAATAGCACCTTTGACGGTATCCCAGAGAGTCATAATAATATTTAAAGGTACTAATAATTTAGAAGTTACTTTTGCGACAGTAGAGAATAATTTTCCAAAATCATCGAATGTACTACCTATAGTCGAGAATATTCCTTTTATAGTTTCAAACACAGCAGAAGTTGGTCCACTAAAAAATTCTCTTACGATTTTAAATGCATCTGCGAATGGCTCTATAATCACATTTAAGCCAGACATTATATTTTTAATGAACTTTGCTATCGTAGATTCTTCAGATGCGAGAGTAAAGAATCCCTTCACCGAGTCTACTATGTTGTCAAATATTTTTGCTATAGATGGGAACTTTTCTGATATGGTAACTTTAATAGTGTCTACTATGTTGTCAAATACTTTTGTTATAGAAGAAAGCTTTTCTGATATAGCAACTTTCATAGTATCTACTATGTTATCAAATATTTTTGTTATAGAAGAAAGCTTTTCTGATATAGCAACTTTCACAGTATCGACTACGCTGTCGAATGCTTTTACCATAGAAGAAATCTTTTCACTTATTGATAG